GTGACTTGATTGGTTGTCAAGGAAGTTGATAAGCAATGGATATCTCTTCCATACACTTAGCAACCCGTTAATACTAAAACCTGTAACCTCTTCTCCTCGGAAGAACCATCTCTTTGCAAATTCAAACCCATCTTTTGATGTGTGTGTCTTGGCTTCAGAGTATGGCATTCCAAGGGAGGCAATAAGGTCTTTGTATTCCTTAGCAACTAGATCATGGTCTATCCTCAAATCATCACCAAGTAAGGCATAACCAAGGAACATCTTATTTGAATTCAACTTCAAAACAGATGCTCTCATGGCTGCCACTTGGACGATGATATGATGAGTTAGTGCCATAACCGGTCACGATGAATATGCTCCCATAGGTTGGCCAGCCCCATATGATATTTTCATTGACGTGGTTTGATTATTATCACGTAATGTAATATTATATGGATGCCCTACTAGAATTCTTTCCCAACAGGATGACTTACTAGCTGAACCGTATAGGTATTCAACTACTCTCTTTTGAAGAGTAATTGGCATCCTGTCAGTTGCGGCAGTAAGGTCGATACTGTGGTAAGAATTGTTATCTGGTAGGAATCCGGCGGGAATAGAAGCAGTGAATGCATTCTGATTATAGGTCATATCTGTACTAATACCCTTTAATATACGATTAATTCGAATATGTAAAGGTCTTAGACAGCTCTGTGATCAATAATCAAGAATAGCTATCACTCTAACTTTTCCCTCCTTATCAGGAAAATATGATAATTTTCTATAACTGGAACTTTTAGTAGGGAATAGATGCTTTCATCACTGACTAATCGAGAAGTAGTATCCTGAGGTTACTATGCTATTATTTCTAATAGCTTCTAGTATATCAAGACCTTCTGTCATCATTTCTATTTTGTTACTTAGGGCTTTACCTCCTAATTCATTTATATCTTGAATTAGATCATGAGGTAAAATCGTAAGTTCAGAAAGAGATGTTAACAAGGCTTGACCCTGAGGACCCCTTTTCGTAGTCACATGATAATCTTGTCATTCCCCTACAGACCGTTTACGGATATTTAGGTAACGACAAGCCCTAAGGAATTCTGCTTCAGATATAACATCTGTCCCAGATCACTTATCGGTTATCGTACTAATGTCCGGTGATTTATTAATCGAGAACGACCTAGTTAGCATTAGCAATGTTAACATAGCCTTGATCGATTTTACATCATGGATGAGACATTTTAAGAAGGAAAGTGACTTAGGTCACCCTTCCTTGTCGCATCCCGGTCCAACTATTGGATTTCCAAGAAGAACTCTAAGAATGTAATTACGATTCGTTTTAGAACCGTTAATCATTTCTTGAAGTCCTCTTGTTTCCAATAGGTTGAGAAGTCAGTCATAGTATAATCATACTATCCTCTTTGAGCTCTTGCTATCCAACATTTCATACTGTACTAAG